ACACAGAAACTTAAGTCCCTGTGCTATAGGTTTCCATACAGCAGGTGCAACAGGATCAACAAAGGGCCAGTAGCAATGCAACCCATTTCCTGAATCTACTACCATTGGTGCAGGGAGTTTAGTTGCGTCTGTAAACTTTCTTAACGCAACCATAGCATCTTCTTTAGTTTTGTAGTCTTTATACCTGCGCTTCTTAGCATCAAAACCACAATCAATGTCAAGCCAAAATATCTTCTGTTCTCTTGCATTTTTAGCTTTTCTATCAGTATTTTCTAGCCAAGTTGAACATGTGTAGTACACGTCTAACTTGTTTTTTAACAAAACATTAACTTTAGCTATTGCGTCATCAACAGTATTTAAAAACATAGGTGTTACATTGTCTTGTTGATCTTTACTTACTACGCAGTAGTACCCCTGATCAGACCACACAAGGTCTAAAAACTCTTTCGTTTGCATTTTAAACCTTTATACTTTTAATGATAATTCTTTTAGTAGCTGCTCTACCTCTACTACTTTTAACCTGGTTGGGTTTGCTTTACCCGAAAACCAATCATATACTGTTTGCCTTGATATGTTAAGACTGTCAGAAACCTTTTGCACTGGGTGCTTAAGCTTAATACATATTGCGCCTAATTCAACACCCAAAGATTTACTAGCAGTTTGATTAGCTTCTATTACAATCTGTGAATATCCTCTCATAAATCCTCCTATGACCAATCAGAAACTAAATCATCTAAACTTACACCTGTATCTGTGTTTTTAGGAGTTTCTTTTTGTATAGGTGTAGGTTCTTTAATAGCTTGGGGTTTAGATACTACCACAGGCTCCTCAATAGTTTCGGACTCTTCGTTTACAAAAGCGTCAGGAGCTTTATCTATTGCTACGGGCTCATGCTCATATCCTTCTTGTTCTTCAAAGCCGTAACCACTAGCTGATCTACCACCCTCTACTAGATTAATTATTTGAACTGCTCTTAACCTTAAAGAAACACCTGCTCCAATTAGTGATGTGTAGTATGGAGCTATTGAACCATTAACTTTAATTTCTGATCCAGACCATACATTAACATCTTCAATTGAGTTAGCTTTTGAATCAAAGAGTGAAGGTTTGTATTCTGCTTTAGACTTAAACCTTAGTATAATATTACCTGTTGCTTTGCCTTCCTCATCAAGCTCTTCTGCAAAAGGAGGGTTAGCTTTTTTAACTTCTTTACCTTTAGCTTTTTTAGTTTCTTCTTCTAAATTAGCTAAAAATACATCATTGATTTGCTTAAGTATAGGTAAAGCTTTTTCTTTTGTGAGGACTAAGTTTACTTTGTAGTCACCTGCTTCAGAAAATTTAGTATCAGGTTTAGATAACCAAGGATACTGCGCTACACCTACGGGGGTTGTAAAAATTAAATTGCTTGTTGCCATTATCACTTCTCCTAATTATTAAAAAATTAATGCCATGCAGATAATAATGTTTCTAAGTCTGTTTCACCGCTATCTGCAACGGGGGACTTTTGTTCTACTGGTGTAAAAACGTTAGTTGTATCTTCAGAGTTAACATGAACAGTTAGTTCTATTGCACGTTTAGCTTCATCAGATGTACTTTTTTTTGCACATACATCATACTCTTCATCGTTAATTATTTTTATAGCTTGAAAACCTATTTTAGTATTAGGTGCATTCATGTCAAAAGACATGCGAGAAACTATAGATATTAAGTTTTGATTATTAGCTCTTACATAATCTGTGTATTGATGTAAAGGTTTACGATCAGCTGTACCTTTTCCAAATATAGATTGGGCAGGGAGAGTAACTTGATACACATCTCCATTTAAATCATCAGCTTTTAATACTGCGATTCTTCTACTAAACCTACACGCTTTTGTGCCTCTTGGACCTGAACCTTTTGCGTTTTGAGGACATTCACCGCACATGCTATTTTGCGGTTGTTGTACTTTACTATCAGGTGTTACGCTATTAGAAGACCAACATACAGGTGGCTGTACTCTAACACCAGGAATATACTCAGTATCATAGTACATACGGTGTACATGTGGAGATGCATTTATTATAACAACATCTAAATGTGTACTGTCTGAAGAATCAATTTCCTCTCCATTAACCATTAATCTAAACTTATTATTTCGTATAGATATACGTTTTGCTGTGATAGAACTAGCCGTAATTTTACTGCTGAAGCTATCAACTTTAGTAGTCTTGACGTTTTGAGTTTCATCAAATATATCCACTAGTCTTCCTTTCTAGAACGGTTTTTAAGTATTGATACTGCATATTCAGATGTTGATTGTAGTCCTGGAGGAGCCACATCAGGGTTATCTGCTATAAATTGTTTTATATTAGTCTGCTGTATTCGTTTTTCAAACAACTCAAAAGCGTCATTTTCTTTTACAAACTTATACATCTCAGGCCAATCACTTGTCCAATATCTAGTTTTTAATTTTCTAGTCAATGTGCCTGCACTAGTTTTAATGCTTGAAACATTCAAAGTTCTGCATGCTTCATTCAAAGCTTCTTGCACTTGCGCACGTTTAGTTTTTATTTCGCTTATCTGAGATTCAAGTGTTGCTATTGACTCTCGCATATTAATATCAGCTTGCATAAGCTTTTCAAGCTGATTATCATCTAATTCCATGTATTGCTCCTCTCGTTAAATGGATTGTAAGTATATTATAGGTTTCAGACAATGTCAAGACTATTGTACAATTCCTAGTTCCTCTTTATATAAGTCTACTAACTTAACATGATCGTCAATCTTACCTTGTAGCATCTTGTATATCTTTGATTCTACAGGGCTACCTTGTAGATGAACTACAGTCATTGGGTTTCTTTGCCCTGCCCTGTCCATACGAGCACAACATTGTATATATGTTTCTACTGACACAACAGGTGACCAAAATACAACAACGTTAGCTGCGTGAAGTGTTACACCATGTGAAGCTGATTGAGGTTGTATAACTAATACTTGAGGGTCTTTTGATTCTTGAAATGATTTAAATATTTGAGTTCGTTTGTTCATTGTGATACCACCATGTATACAATCGCAAGTTATTTTTGATTTTGTTAACTCCGTTAGTATTAATTCAATACTATGTCTAAATGGAGCAAACACAATAACTTTGTGACTTGCTTCTGTGATAATATCTTTTAAAGCAGTCATTCTATTCTTAACATCAAACTCTATAACTTCTTTTTTGTCTGTGTATATTGATCCTGCACTAACCTGTAGTAATTTAGTCAACATTGCTGCTGCGTTAACTACAGTTATTTCTTCTCCTGCAGCTTCTATAAACATTTCTTTTTTAAGTTTTTTGTAATACTTATCTTGTTGAGGTGTCAATGGAACATCTCTTGTTTGGTGTGTAACATCAGGCAAGTCTAAACATTCTTCTTTAGTGTATCTAACAGCAGGTTGTAGTGTTTTAAAAACTATATCTTGTGCATTCTTTCTAGGTATCCAGGTAAATTGACTTACTTTTTGCATTACCATATCTTTAAATGTACCGAAATATTTTGGTACTGATTTAGGGTTGACAAGTTTAGCTAAACCATACGCGTCTGCAGGGGATTGTGCTGCAGGGGTTCCTGTCAATAGCCATATCCACGTGTCATCATTTACAATTCTTTTTAAAGCTTTCCATCTTCTAGTTGTTACAGTTTTAATATAGTTAGCTTCGTCCACTACTATTAAATCAAACCCACCTTCAGATATTTCTTTTTCAACTATTTCAATACCATCGTAATTAATTATTACTACGTCAGTGTTTTCAGCTAATATATTTTTTCTTTTTTCCGCAGTTCCATGAGCTAAAGCTACAGTTCTATGCATAGCAGTTTTAAAAAAGTCTGCCTGCCAAGCTGCTTGCATAATAGAAAGAGGACATACAACAAGCATTCTATTTATTTTCTTTTTGTTCATTAAATAATCAGCTGCCCATATAACTGCCCCTGTTTTACCTGTGCCTGCTTCGCTTAAACAATATGCTCTTTTGTACGCAGATAGAAATTCTGCTGTTGTTTTCTGATGATCAAATGGTTTAAATATACCAGGCCAATCATACTCTTTAGATATAGGAGATATTATGTTTTTTAATCTTAATGCGGATAGTTTTAGTACTTCGTCTAACCCCCATTTGACTACTACTTTTGAAACTCCATTATCAAATGTTTTTAACAATGTGCTTTTATCTATAGAGTTTAAAATATCATCAGGTCTATTTGTGTTTACTATTAACGCTTTGTCTTTAAATATCTCCACTATCTTCCTTGGCCCCTGTATTTTTTAAACGAATTGCGAAAGCTTTTATTCATAGTAGAAGTCTTGGCTACTCGTCCGCCCTGACTCGTTCGTTTATGCACAGGTTCTCTTACTTGTTCCGTTTGTTTAATCTTTGCCACTATTTATCCTTTATAAAAGTTTTAGGGTCTACTCCGACGAAGCCACAGGATTGTGGTTCGGTTATTTCAAATCCAAATACATCAGGGTGGTCGTCAGGAAGATTGCTATACTCCGTTAATAAACAACTCGCCGCCATGTATTCACTGCAATTCTCATAGTAGTATTCTATCGCCGTCTCACAATCATTAAAATACCCTACGAATTCTAAATCATCATAATCACCACTTAAACTAACTGTTAAAATAAATGCGCCTTCTGTTAAAGTCATATCTTTTTCTCCTAAAAGAATGCTTCTAATAATCCATTTCGTCTGACTATATGTCCCTGCATTGTTATCCTATATTCTTCAGGTTTATATTGTTTTAAACTAGCTATTCTATGTATTGTTAAACCGTTGTGCACCATTAATTTATTTTCTGTGTACTCATATCTCTGTGGTTGATGAAACTCATCTATGTAATCAACTCCTCCTCCTGATATAGGTAGTTTTATTGCGACAGTAAACGCATAAGAATCAACATCGTCTAAACCTAAAGTTATGTGTGGGTAGTCTTGATGCCACTTCCCTGATATTTTTAAAAATTTAGGATGTGAAAGAAATATGTGAAATCCTGGTATAGCTAAATCGTGAGCCAACTCTACAGGTTCTTGGAATATAATGCTTAGTTTGTTTAATAGCTCTTCGTATAAACTTTCAAACTCACCTATAAGTATTTCGTTCTGCCATGCAGAATCTTTATAGTATGCTTTTGTTTTTCCATCTAAATATGCACATCGCCCTAGTGTGTAAAAAGGATAGTCTTTAGATCGGCTTACCCATAAAGGTTGCATAGCTAATATTTTGTTAGTTGTGCTATTGCTGTCTATATTTAAATTGATTGTTTTTGCGTCCACACAAACCCTGCTTATTTTTTAATCGTTATATATGATAACACAACAATGTAAATTATGCAGACTTTTTCTTTGATTTTTTAGTGGCTGTTTTCTTTTTCTTTTTCTTTTTCTTGAGGAATATACCAGGAGTGTTTTTGCGAACAGAGCGATCAGAGTTTCGATCAAATGAACTGTTGTCAGCAAACGATACTATTTTAGTATTTTTACGAGTGTTTTTACCACCCTTACTTAATGGTTTAATATGTTCTACTGATGTACCGTCTCCGACTTTTGCACGGCCTTCTTTAATTGCTTGTCTCCGTGCTTTGTTGCGCGCTGAACGAAGTTTTATTTGTTCAGGTTTAGACTTATATATTTTGTTTTCTCTTATATAGTCTCTTTTCTTTTTAGTAGTTTTCTTTTTTGTTTTGTCTTGACTCATATCTATTTTCCATTGTGTGCACAACTAGCAACAGGACACCAACGGCATCCAAAGTTTGGTACAGCATTAAACACGTTTGTTTTATACGCAGTGTCAATCCTATGTGTTATTTTACCCCATTCTTCAAACATTTCTTCAACTTTTTCACTATTGTAATCTTCTTTTATTAGTTCTTTACTTACTAAAAACATTAACGCTGACTTAATACTTTCTACTTCAGGGAAGTGTTTAAATACACCCACACTCATTAATGACAATTGCCTTGTGTCTGCATACTGACTAGACTTGCCTGTTTTATAGTCAATGACTGTAGCTAAATTTTTATCTTTGTCTATCACTAATAGGTCTAATACACCTCTCCACCACACGTTGTCATCAAAAAAACCACACGGCTCTAGGTCTTTGGTTAAACCAATTTTATGTTCACAATACTTGTCTCCAGGAATTCGTTTAACTTTATCTAATATAGACTTGAATATATTAAACTTCTCAGGAAGTTCTACACCATCACGGACATATAATTCCGCTGCTTTGTGAACTTCGTTACCATATAAAAAGTGTTTTTGGTTAGGGTCAGTTTTTACATCTTTTAAAACATACAAATGTTGATATTGCTTAGGGCATTTCTCAAACGTAGTTGCAGCTGAATAAGACCATGTTTTTAAATTAGACATTATTTTGCATCCATGTAATTGTCTCCGACTCCGATCTCGCAAGCCAAAGGTAAATTTGAGCACCATGCAGGGGCAGTTGTCATACACTGCTCTACATACGATACACACTCTTTTGTTTCTTCTTCTTTACAAAGCATAACTAATTCATCATGCACAGTTAATACTACTTTATATTTTTTTGATACGGCTAACAATTGATCGCCTATAATATCACGTGCCAACGACTGTATACACCGTTGAAAAACTTTAGCAGGGTGTATATATTCTTGAATTATATTCCTGCCTAACTTTTTATCGTACACCCACGACTCTCTACCATCTTCTGTAGCTATCTTTCTTAGGTTAGGTAAACCTAAAATCATACCGTTAGGTTTTAGCATGCCTTCTTTAGGCACGCTTTGTATTATTTTGTCTGCTCCCATTGAATATTTTTGCCCTGCTTTTACTGCCATCAACATATCACCTGCATCACCCCATGCCCTTACTAAATCAGGATTAGCATTTCTATACGCATATACTATATTTTTAACCTCGTTTATATCTTTATCTACCCCGCCCTGTGTTAATATGCTGTGCATTTTCACTGCGCCAACACCATATATACCTGACAAATTAACCACCTTAAATATAAACCGTAAGTCTTTGTCAACTTCGTCATACGCTATACCTGTTATATCTGATGCTGATTGTTTATATAAATCAACACCTTCTCTAATTAAGTTAACTTTGTCCGTAGACTGCGCAAACCAATACGCTAATCTAAGCTCTATGTTACTTAAATCAGCAGCGACTATTTTATAACCTTTTGGAGCACACATAGCTCGTCTGAGCTCAGATGATCTGGGAAGATTTTGTAAGTTAATCCCATCTACTCCACTCCATCTATGTGACACAACGGCCCCAGAATATTTTAGTGGAACTGCTAGCAATCCTCTGTTAGCTATATGTATAAAGTTCTCTGTGCGTGTTTCTTCTATTGTAGATTTGTTTCCTATCCTTGCAGATGCTAATGCTTGGATGTAGGGATCGTCATGAGTTAGTAATGCTTTAAACCCTTCATCCGTTTTAGCAAAGGCATATGTGTCTTTACCTGTTGCAGGACTTGTCTTCATAGGAATTTTAATTTTCAAGCTTTCAAGTATTTCAGCAAACTTAGGATTACTCATCAATGAATCTTTGTCAACTGCTACTTTGTCTAATAGGTCTTCTTTAGTTGCTTTTACTTTAGCTAGATGTCTTACCAACAACCCTTTGTTGAGTTGTAGTGCAGGTTCTGTAAACATACGTATAGTTAAATCAATAAGTTTTAATTCTGTTTTATTATATTTAGGATATAGTTGATAAAATAAAGCATGTGTTAAATCCACATCGTTTTTACAATACAACCCGTAGTTATATAATTCATTTTCAGAAAATTGATTTCTATGTTTACCTAATGCATCTTGAACTTCTGTCCCCTTTGCCCCTAGCCCATACAGTCCAGACAAATTATTTAAAGATACTGATTCTGTTAGCCCGTGCAGTAATGTTCCCATGCCCATAGTATCAAGCAGGCCTTTAGGTTTGATGTCAAATATCCAACTAAGTATTGCGCCATCAAATCGCATATTGTGACCTAATGCAAAACTGTTTTCAAAATCGTATGAATGTAAAAATGATTTTATTTCTTCGTGACTGCCTGAGAACCAAACAGTGTCTTGATTATTTTCTTTTACTGCAACCCCTATAACCTCAAACTGCGGATCACGTATATATGCTTCTGTAGTGTATTTTTTTAAACCATACTCTTTAGAGTAGTATGTTTCAAAATCAATCGTAATTAGATTCAAACTTTACCTTTCTTATCAGTGAC